GTAGGCACTCTACCTAAAAAAGACGCTTGATTACGGCTGCCCTTGCTGCTGTTGCATGACTGGCAACAAGCAACTGCGTTCTCGAAGTTCACTACTAGATCAGGCGCTTTGCTAATTGGAATTATATGATCGACAGTTGCAGCTGGTTGCTGGCAATAGAAGCATGACCATTGATCCCTTGCCAATACCTTTAAGCGAAAGGCTTTATAGTCTCGCGTTAATCTTGGATCTCCACGCTTTGCCATTACTGCCAGCCTCTAGTCTTTAGATGATGTAGTGCCTTGCAATAGTCCGGTATCTCATAGTCAAGACCATATCGCTTAGATACATAATACCAATAGATATAGAACTGATAGTCATAAGGCTTATCCTTCATAGACTCAGTACGCATCTGATAGTAACCATGATGACTGCCATTAACTGCATCTATCTGCCATCGAGATTCTCTATATACGATCTCGTTATGGCATCTATATTGCTTATCTGTTAGCTGCTTATTGGCTAATACTCTTAAGCCTTTAGAGGCATCTATTGAAGCCTGACTACTAGGCATAAGTGCCATAGATAGACTTATCCCAATAACGGCGGTTACCGAGCGCGCTGCGCCTTTCGGGCGCGCTCTGAAGCCTTGATGGCTTCTAGCCGTAAGTGTACCGAACACACTCTGCATTTCAGCAAAAGTCCTGCTCAGACGGCGTGGCGTTTTCATCTATTGTCCGTACTGTAGAAGCCCGATCCACGAAAGGCGATACCAAACGAGCTGTAGATCTTTTTCATTGGCTCATGACAGAAGCCACACTCAACATCATGAGGCTCGTTTATAGATAACTCTTTGTCATAACGCAGGTTACTTTCGCAGTCTGGGTTCGAACATTCGAACTCGTAAATCGGCATTACTTCTCGACTCCATGCATTGTCTCCAGATGATTAAGCATCATTCTGCTAACGCCTGCTTGACCCAGAAAGGCATAAGCAGATATAAGCGAATAACCACAGAAGCAAGTGTGTGCAGCCTTAGGTAGCACATTTCGTTCATCGCCCGCTTTTGGCATTTATTGTTCCTCCCGGCAGAACTTGCATCGTTCTCCTAGTGCATATATGCCACAGTCTAGGCATCTGGTTATGTCTTTATCCTCGATCTCCTTGGCATGCTTGGCATAACCAGCTTTAACCAATAGATCGACCAAATCAGAGAACCTAAGGAACGCAAGATAATTTCCCACATCTGTCTTTTGTCCATTAAGTCGGCATACAACGACAGGTAAATCCCCCGTTGCCGCTGTGCGCTTTTCCGTTTGGTCGATCCATTGTTTTGGCTGGAAGTCTGCGCGTGCCTTGACTTCGAAGTCAATGTACGGAACGCCCGTCACATCACTTCCAGACCTGCCTGCCCCAGTAGGCAAAGCGAATGGCCACCATTGTTTAAGATAACGGCTGACCAATTTTTCCGTGTCGTACCCACGGTATTTTCTACTTTGAGACATTAACCGCGTGACACTTCTTGCATGACCATGTAAGGACAGTTCCCTGAACCCAGAATGCTAACTCCTCGCGTGGTACTGGCTCATTACATAGATGACAGATAATTCGCACCTGCAGACTGTTGAGCAATTCCTGGTGCTTAGCCTTTTCTGCTAATTCGTCATCAGTAGGGAAGTTCTCCCATTCACCGTCTTGGTTCATAAACTGTAAACCGCTCATTAGCCTCTCGCCTTCTGCTTAACCCATTTACCGTCTTTGTTGATCTCTAACCAGACAGGTTCACACTTCTCTAAGAAGCCACCAGCAGGGTTTTGGCATCTGAACTGCGCCCAAGGCTTGTTGTTTTTCTTAGATACGCCTTCACTAAAAGCCATCGTGCCATGAGTACATGTCGGAATGTCCTCATCGATCTTTTCGCCGCCTAATACTTCTTGGACTAGCGCAACTGCTTCACTAGCTGATGGCGCTGGTGAGACTGCCTTAGTTGACCAAGGATCGTCCTCGACCGGCATTGTGATCTTGTCTGCTAACTTCTCTGAGAAAGGCTTTGGCTCAGCTGCTTTGACTTTAGACATCTCCTCGCGGCTAGGGCGTTTGCCTTTCGTAACATAACCTGCGTTAGCCAATGCCCGACCGATCGCACTTGTTTCGCAATTTTCAAGCGCCGAAGTAGCATTAACTCCTCGCGTGCTGACGGTTTCCTCTGCATAGCCAGTTGTCCAAGCCTGTGCATCCACTTCAGTTCTATAAATAGAAGCCTTAATAATAAATCGCTGAAGCGTTGACTCAACCAAAGAAGTTTCAATTCGACCATCAGGATGTTCCTTCCAGAACTTAACTAGGCGTTCCTCTACTGTTTCGTAATCCTCTAGATTAAACATATAGTTCATTCTCCTCTGTGTGGAGTTGTCCTGAAATAGCTGCGTAGCCGCAAATATCTACATAGTGATCAACCTTAGCGCTTTCCATGCTTCTCGCTATTTTGACGAGTACCATGCACATCGCAACTTGATAATCTGTAATTGGCATCTCCAGATAACTTGACCAGAGGGCAGCAGTTCTTGCCATATTGTCTGATGGATGACCGTAGTCGAGACCTCGGTCTTGGATCGTTGCTCTTGCTTCGTTGAGGTAATCACGCGCCATCATGCTCTCACCTTATCGCGCTGCTCGTAGAACTTACGAACTGCCTTGCGACCTTCGATGTAGCCTGTGTTAACGCCCATCGTGTAGAACATAACGCAGCTAGTAACCCAGCCACACATTAGTAATCCGATTTCATAGATATTCATTTACTGCCCTTCTACTGCGCCCTTCGCAGCTTCTTGGCATAAGTGTTGCATAAATATCTGACTATCTGACGGTGTGTTGATAACGAAACGGTAACAATTCTCCATCGTCCATCGCATCATCGATCGTGCGCTTGATGTCGTTATCGAGATCGTCCATAACGCCGCCCGGCAACTACAAAAGTGCCGTCCTTTTCTAAGTTAATAATGCTGACTTGACTCCCTTTAGAGTCCTCCTCAACGATAATAAACGCCTGCTGCCAGTTCATCTGCCCCTTGGTATAAGTCGCTAACCGCGTATCCATGAGGTGTCCGCCTTCATAGCCCCTGATGATGCGGCTGATCTTGCCACCAGAGGACTCTGAGAACTGTGAAAACCCTGCTCTGTGCGTGTGACCACAGATGGTCGAAATACCCGCTCTGCGGGCGCTCTCAAGGGCTGTTAGACCTGGTGTGGGCTTCACACTACCCTCGTCCCCATGCACCGCTATAAGGCGCTTAGCGACCTCGTAGGGCTTCTTGTGATAGGTGATGCCTAACTCGTCTAACTTCATAAACTTTTCGAACTTCAACTCTGGTAAAGACATGAACGCAGGGATCTTATTCATAATCACATTAAACAGGCGATCGGTGTGGTTAGACCTAATCATGTGCTGCTCTTTGGCATATTCGCCTAAGCGCCAGAGAATGTCGACCGTCATGTCTCGGTTCTCAGCTAGGGTTTGTTCGTACCAGCCTGGCTTTCCTTCGCTCCAACGCCCGATCTCTGTGAAGTCTGCTTCATCTCCCAAAGTAAGTACGCTATCGGGGCGGTAAGCCTTAATAAAAGCGATAACATTGTTGACCGCTACTTCATCGTGCAGAGGTACTTGAAGGTCTGGCACAACTACTGTTCGGCGTAAAGCCATGGTTAATCCTCATCGTCATCATCGTCATAAGGGATTTTGTCTGGTGACTGCGGCAGCCAGTTAGGCGCAGGAAGGATAGTTGCCGGGTAAGTAGCAGGTTCTAGCAAGATGCAAAGCGCAGTCTCGACATCGAAGCCTGCTCGTCTAAGCGATTTATAGTATTCATTTAGCCCGATGCAGTACTGATCGAGCATAGAGTAAGCCTCTAAGTCGATAGCCTTCTTGCGAGCCATAAGATTATTGTCGCTCTAAGAGTATGTTGTAGATCTCATCGACACGCCCATTAAGTCGTTTAATCTCCGACAGCAAGTGTGTGATCACATATCCCGCTAATCCACCCACTATCGCAAGAGTGGCAATATAAAGATTTAAGTAGTCGTTCGGTGTCATTTTTTGGGTGTCGCATATCCAAAGACCCCAGCAAGAACAGCCCAAAGGATCGAGCGGTAATCTGCTGCGAAGTTAGAAGCTGCCCAAGCAGACAGGAACGCCCCCGCTGTTAGTAGGTAAGGGTTCTTCATGTTCATTCTGTCTCCTGATCTGGAATGTCGATTTCTTCAACGATATTGTTATTTGGCTTGGTTGGGTCATAGCCCCCGATGCCGTAAGTAGTCTGTTTAGTCATTTATGCCACCCTAAATTGCATACGCATTGGATTAAGAGTATTTGCTGCGCTTGGAGTTGCCGTGCTTGGAAACGCACCTGTTACGCTGTCTTGGTTGTAAGATGTAAAATGATTTGATCCTGCCATTGTTGTGCTTGCTACAGGAGACCAATTTCCACTAGTTCCTAAAAGGCATCGCATTGTTGCATTAGTTGCTCCACCTTGTTGAGCATAGGCAAGAAAATATAATCCCGGAGTTGAAACTGTTTGCGAAATTGTAATTGTTTTTAATCCAGTTGATGAAGTATCAATAGTTCCCGCATCAAATACTAAACTTGCTGGAAGTCCATCTGCATCTGCATTGTAAAGCCCAAGTCTAAAAGTGCTAGAAGCAACGGCAGAAGTGCATTCAGCACCTATTCTGTCCATTGTTATACTTTCCTGTAAAAAGAAAGGAACATAAAATAATCGGTTAATTGTAAATGTACTTGTTGAAATTACAGAACCAATTTGAGCTTCGTAAAAATAACCTGAACGATATTTGACCTGCCACGGCGATGCGTATTTGAGTGCGATGTTTGACTGATCAAGCCCTATATTGGCAGATGTTGAAGTGCCGCTATTAGTTATCGGGGCTGTTACTGCTACAACGCCAGATGCACCTGCTGCGCCAGTTGCGCCAGTTGCGCCAGTAGCCCCTGCTGGCCCTTGAACTCCAACCGATGAAACTACAACTTGGTTAATATCCTCTGTAACTGTTAGTTCAGTTACCTGAGGTTGAATTATTACTAGATCGCTCATCTAGTTACCTGTGAACTAACACTAGCAACCCCTTGGATCAAGCGAGTTACTACTCCAGCAGGTGAGGTGATTTCAAGGTCATAGTCATACTTGGCTGAGTCATCAAGTACAGCAGTCTGAGCAGCTGTGGCATGAATAGCCAGAGTTCCAGTTGCGCCGGTAATAGTTATGCCAGATGCCTGAGTAAGACTGATAGCGGCTGTCGCGGCATCAACTGTTAATCTAAACTGCATGGCTGCTGTGTAGTTGGTCAGGTTAATGGCTGCACCTGCTGAGTCCTTGTACTGTAAGTTCAAGTACCAGTCAGCACCTTGATCTATTACAAATGAGTAGTTTTCAGCCATGAGTGCCTCCTAGTAGCGGGATATTAAAGAACGAACCATCTTGATCGCCTTTGCGAGAAAAAGAACAGTGGAGATGAGTGCGGTGCTGGTTAATCCCCTTATATTTTCTCCAACGCCAGAGACTTCGAGCGCTGGCGATCTTGCCGTCAAAGATGAGATATGAGATGCGGCGATCAGTCTTTGCCAAGATACGAAGTTGATCTGCCACATAGGGCATGATGTCCGGCTTAGGTTTCCCTGATAGATCGCGGTCAATGTCAATGGCACGAACCCAGCCCTGCTCATCTGGATTATGGTCAGACTTACGAGTTGAGTGCTTACTATCACCGATCCAGCCGTCGCTGGAACGCAGACGATCGCTGTAGCTGTCGTCGAACTGTTCACGAAGTTGTTGACCAGCCTTGCATAACTTAGGCTTCATCTAATAACTTCTTGCGTTCTAATTCGCAACCTTGACAGTTCCACTTAAACAGATCATTTAAGAACAATTCCTTATGACCACATTTAGGTCGAGGTGGGATAAAAGCGTCTGCATCTGGATCATATTCATAACCAATTCCTGCAAAGTTGTAACGGATTTTTTCATTGTAAGAAGTTCTTACTGCACCGTAATATGTTTCAGGATCTAAACCGTCTATTAACTCGGTTTCGTCTTTACCGACAATAACTTGAGTAACAATGTTGTTTTCATCTAAATATGCGTAGTGTGCCATTATGCAAAACTCACAGTATCCGCGCCGCCAGCCGCTGTAATTGTAGAAATCTTAAAGCCACCTGAACTAGATGTGCTTTGTGTAACGCCGCCTGAAAAGGTTGCAGTTCTAGTGTCTGGGTATTTAAGAATGATTACGCCTGATCCCCCTGCAGCTGATGAAGCGGCATTGTTATCAACTCCACCACCACCGCCACCTGTGTTAGCACTACCAGCAACTGCGTTGCCGTCTAAACCTGCGCCTTTACCGCCACCCCCTGCGCCGCCTGCGCCGCCGTTGCCAAGTGTGCTTGATCTTGCACCACCACCACCGCCGCCACCGCGTGTTACTGATGAACCTGTAATTGAAGATGCTAATCCTGCGCCGCCTGTGCCGCCCGGCGCGCTAGGAGTCAAAGCAGGGGTTGAGCCGCCAACTGCGCCTGCGCCGCCGCCGCCAGCAGCACTTGAACTATTACCACCGCTGCTACCGCCTGCTGAACCTTGTCCCGAAGGAGAAGCCGCGCCACCAGAAGTTGCGCCGCCAGCGGTCAGAGTTCCACCACCACCGCCACCTGATCCGCCTGCACTTCCAGCCAAGCTAATTGCGCCGCCTGCGCCGCCACCAGTTGATGTTACAGTTGCAAAAATTGAATTTGACCCATTAACATTTCGAGCGCCGCCTGCGCCAACAGTCAATGTGTAATTTATAGATGGCGATAATTCAATACTTGCAGTTTTATATCCACCTGCACCTCCGCCACCTGCGATGTCAGCAGACGATGTACTGCCACCACCGCCGCCACCTGCTAGCACTAAGTATTCAACACTCAACGCTGGAATTGGGCTAGCAAAAATACTAGATATTACATTAGCGATCATTACGCAATAGCCCCTACGACATACCAAGTATCGGTTGCAGTCTTAATACAGGCTGCTGACTTATATTGCGAAAGAGTCGGAGAAGCGGCTGTGCCGCCTGCTGAGAGGACTGTAGTTGTGCCGGGCGTAACTGCTGAGATGGTGCATGTTCCAGCCCCTATGTTTAGGACTGTAATTACTGTTCCGACTGGGAACGCTACAGAAGCATTAGTTGGGATCTTGAAGGCTATAGCGGTTGCCTTATTCATGATCTCTAGTGTCTGGTATTGATCATTCAACACCGCTGTGTAGTCATCTGTATTGGTTGAAATCGTGAAGTTAACCAAGCCGTTATACATAGCGGCTGAGAGAACATCTCCAGTTGATGAGGGAAAGCCTGTTGCCATTTATATCTCCTAGTACGCCATTATGTTAGTGCCGATTATACCTGATATGTCTGATCCGATGATGAACCCTTCAACGATCGGTTCGAGAGTTGTGACAGTTACGCTCATGGCATTTGGCGTTATGTTCCATGAGAGTCCTTGCGCTTGTAAAGTCTTAACGATAGTTGAGCCGTCTGGCTGAACATTTGTGATCTTTAAGTTTGAGAAGTAATCCAGATCCAGCATTGTTGCCGTTGGTACATCTGGGTCAAGCAGATCGACCGTCATGGCATCTATGCGGATCGTGGTCTCTTTGCGAGTTGCTACATAGATCTTTGCCACATTGAGCGCATCTGCATCTGTCTGCAGAACTAGGTTGTTCTCGTTGATCTGGTGCGGGAAGTACTTGGCAATAGAAGCTGAGTCCTCTGAGACCTGCTGTGTGCCGCCAAGGCGAGTCATGCCGGCGGAGTTAATAATAAGTTTGTCATCGAAGGCGAAGGTTAGGTTGGTGTAAGGGATACCTGTGGTTTGATTGAACTCGATCGGAGTCTCGCCGTACTTCTTAATTACATTAGTGCGGTTTAGATAAACTGCTGTTCCTTCAACATCTATGTAGAACGCGCCCTGTTCGGAAAACTCTGCGTTCTTTAGCGCATCGAGTGCTGTCCGAGAAGTGCCGGGATCGGCTATGCAGGTTGTGTTGCCTGTGTCGATCGTTCTCATAGAAGTAGGCCATGAGACTTGATTTAGGATCTTGCCTATTCGAGTGCCGGTGTCTTGCCCAGCTGTAGCATCTGCCACAGTTGTAATTCCAGCCTGTTGCATAAGTCTAAAAGCATCTGCGCAGATTATGTCCACATAGCCTGTTTCTTGCCCTTGAGGATAGGTGTATTTATAGTCTGTTGTATAGCCTGAGAATAAGAAGTAGCCCACGCCACCTACCGTTGCTGACACACGCAACTTGCGAAGCGGAGTCAAGAAGCCAAAGAGAGGCGAGTTCACATTCTGTGGGTTGAAGTCAGAGTTAGGATCTAGGACTCTGATAGTTGCAGACCCAGACTCGTAAGTGTCGCGCATGATATTGCGACCGCGCTTGATACTGATCTGTCTTACATTAGGAGTCAGATCGACCGTAGGCTCAGGAGTGGTAGTTGAAGCAAGTGTGCCTGTGCCTAGAACTCCGTACTTCTCATCGCCAATAGTAAAGGGATACCCGAAGGTAGCGCCGCTAGTAAAGTCGAAGGAGACGGATATCTGAGCAGGTAAGGTCATGGCCCGAATGACCCACCTTGACGGAATATGGAAGCGAACTTGGCAGATAGTGAAGCATCGAGCAAAGTGTCGCGTAGAACATCTTGCAGACCTTCTTGGGCAATTATTGAGCCAGCATTTACATTGACTGTAAAGTCCACGCCTGCTGCGCTTGTCTGTGTTGAAGCATTAGGCAAAGAGTATTGCTGACCAGTAACGCCGTAACCAGTAGCCATAGATGTAGGAACTGTCTGAACATTACCTGCTGCAATGCGAGCAACTTGGCTCTCGATCATGTCAAGATAAGATTTCCATGCTGTGAAAGGGTTTTTAGCATCTGGCAGGCTTGCTAGGTAAGCAGCTAGTTGTTGTGATAGTCCTTGAGACTTGGCAAGTTCTCCAGCAAGTTTCGATGCTTCGTTAGTGTTGCCGGTAAGGATCGCTAGTTGCAGTTCTAGGCGCTTGCGTTCCTCGTTTGTAATCTCACCCTTGAGTGCAGCGATGATCGAAGCCTGTTGGATATCGAATAAAGTTCCAGCCTTTTGCAGCGCTGTCTGCTCTTTGATCGCTTTGGTTTGCTCTTTAGTTGTCTTGAGCAAAGCGGTGCGGTTCTTGGCTGCTGCCTTCTCGGCTGCTGCCTTAGTTAACTCGGCTCTGATCGCTGGAGTTATGCCAGACATATCTCGACCGCGGTTCATCTCGGTTTCGCCTATTGCTCGGAAGGCTTGCAAGTCTCCACGCGCTAAGGCTGCTAACTGACCAACTCCAACGCCGAAGCGGCGCACGAAGGTAGCAAGTGCAGTAGAAGTCTTTTCGATCAGGTTAAGTGTGTTAGTAAGTCCACCTTCACCACCGCCGCCTAAGGCTGCAAGTGCATCGAGTAAGCCGCCGCCAATAATCTCCTGAGCATTATTAGCCGATACTGATAAACGCTGAAGCGCGCCAGCATAGGTATCAACTGCAACCGTTGCCTGTCCACCGAATAGACCGTTAATTCGTGTCTGGACTTCCTCAAAGGACATAGCCTTTAGTTCAGCCTGAGTTAAGCCGATGCCGTACTTGGCAAGGGATCTAGTCTGACCTACATAAGCCTTAGATAAGTCGCCTGCTACGGATACAACATCTGCCCCGCTTGCTGCGCTTAGATCAAGGGCTGTGCGAAGTAACTGCTGGCTTTTAGCCACATCGCCTGTGGTTGTTAATAAACGCTGAAAGGCTGGGCGCAGTTGGTCATCTAGAACGCCAAACTGCTTTTCTAGATCAGCGATAAAGTTTTTAACTGAAGGATCTGCAAAGGCTAAGCCTAAGTTATCTAGAGACTGGGTTAATACTCTTGCTGCTTTATCATCTTGGGCGAAGGCTTTAGCAGCGCTGAAACCTGCGCGGCCTAAACGCTGAACGGTAAATAAACCTACATAGGACTTAGCAAGTGTCTTGACCTGAGAGTTAAGGCTGAGGGTTGACTTGGCGGCATCTTGAAAGGCTTTCTTTCCAGAGAATACCGAAGCAATATCTATCTTTAGATCAGCCATTACTTCACCTTAGTCTTTGCTTTGAACTCAATGGCAGAACTGCCTATTGCTTTTACTATCGCTGCTGTGACTTTGCCTTGATCCTCTGCGAATGCTCTAAATATGGCGCGACCTGTCATCTTGCGAGATACATGACCTCGCTGGCCTTGCTGGCGTGGTCGAGCATTAACCAGTTCACCTGTTGAGTTTGCTCGATCTAAGAACTGCTTTCCCGCGTTAGGGTTGAGAGACTTGTTATAGCCTCGACCGTCCTCTCGGTAAGAAGCAGGAGTGAACTTAGTGCGCTGGAAGGTTGGTTGACCGCCGGGGTTCTTTCGCCCGGCTGTCTCGTAAATTGCACCGCCAGCAGATGCATTGATGATACGCGCTAGAGATACGAAGCCACGCTTGTTAGGTCTAGAAGGACTGGTTGAGTATTTAACTCCGCGCTTGGCTTCTGCCTGATCGTACTTAGGGAACATTCGATACTTGGCAGTATCCGATGACGATGCAGCCGAAGTCCAACCAGATAGCATCGAAGTATTAGACGGCATATAACCGCGAGCCTTATTAGTAATCGGCTTGAGCGCAGCTGCCATTTGTTTAGTAGTTGCTTTGGCTAGATCAGGTTCAAACTCTCGAAGGGCTTTGCGAAGTTTATCTGCGCCTTTTAGTTCTACTGGCATCGCTTGTCTCCTTCGCTCTGTCTTTCAGGGCTTGAAGTAAAGTCCTGAACATCGTGTGATCTAGTTCAATTAAAGTTTGGGGCGAGAGTCCAGTCTCTAGCGATAGTCTCGCTACGAGATAGGTGAAGGACTCCCGCGTTACTCCAAAGGGTCATCATCGAGAACCTCGACTCGCGCCAATGTTTCGAGGAATGACTCTCCGAAGGGTTTTACGGTTTCACCCGACCTACGAATAGACTCCCAGCAAAGCCAATAAACATCGCTCTGCTTTTCGTCATCTCTAAAGGCTTTATGAAAGCCCTTCTTTGCATATTGCTCGAAGGCGTACTCGATCGCCGGAGTGATCTGGTACTCGTTAACGCTTCCGTCTGCCCTTGTTACCTTTAGTTTTGCCATGCTTTTGCCCCTTAGTTTAGTTAATTATGGTGCGGTTGTAACTGCGATAGTGCCGTTAACATTCCAAGTTACTGACTGAGTTGAAAGATCGCCAACTGCACCGTTGATAGGTGTTGTGTTATTGACCAAGCAAGACATTGTGTAAAGCGGATTAGTCGCTGATACTGTCGCTGAAGTCTGCTTAACTGTAACAGTTGTGCTTGTTCCCCATACGCTATTCAAAGTCTGTAGTGTCTTTGATGTTGCTTCATCGTTAAAGAAGTCGATAGTGATGCTTGAAGTTTCCAAGCCTTTCACAGCGCGAACTCCAGAATCGCCCATAGCTGTAATAGGCAATTCCTCAAATGATCTGTTAATTGTAACGCTGCTCACCAACGAACTTAGGTCTACCGCATTTACAGTAAGAACCACTCCGTTGCTTAGATATACTGCCATCGGTTATTCCTCATCTTTCTTAGTTGCTGGTTTAGGTGCTGCTGGAGCGATCTGACCGATCTTGATCAGGAACGCTTCGTTTTCTTTTTCCCATTGTTCAAGGGTCATTTTAACTCCAACTCGTTAGGACTGAGACCTGCATTGAGCAGGACAATAGATCGCCTGTAGCGGCAGACATAACGCTTGGCGCGCTAACATCTCCCACATTATAGACGATAGAGGAAGCTGCTAGTTTATTAAAGACTGCAACTAGTAGATCCTCAATTCCATTTAAATTGCCCTCGTTGTCGAGAAGCGGCACAAAGATGTTCAAAGTAAAGTTAGCAAGTGGTGCGACAGTATTGCGACCATTATTAGTTGGAGTTAGATACGGATCAGCTGGGCTGATCACTACGCTGTTGACGATCGGCGTTGCCGGCGGGAACGAGAAAACTGAGTACTTAGTGTTGTCAACTAGCGCTGCTGCAATAGTTGCACGAAGGGTTGAGATCGAGGCCATGGTCAGCCAACCATGCTGCGCGGATCGAGAAAGGGCGCAAGTAATCCACGAACGCGAGCAAGCAAAGTATTAGACATTGTGAAAGGGCTAGGGGTGAAGCCGTCAACAGACATTCCCTGACCGCTTGGTGCTTGGCGCGCTTGCCAGATAGCGATAGATAACATTAGCGATGCTTCTTGAACTGCTGGAACTGTTGAGTAATCAACATAAGTGTCTGCGGCTGCTGAGCCATAAGGGTTAATTGGGTGGTAAGGCGTAGCCACATTGTTATTGCCTGTAATCGCATAAGTAACTGAATACTCACCCACGCCAGTTAGTGTCTTGTTACCGTTGTGCTTTGAACCGCAGCCTGTAAAGACTAAAGACTGACCAACATAGAACACTTCTTGAACATTATCTTGAAAGTAAGAAGTGCCGGTGTTGGTTGTATTGCTATGCCCGATAACTGGAGTCGAGTTAGTCCATAGAAAAGGGATCAACACATTGTCTGCTGCATCGCATACTGACTGCAAAGTGGCATCTGCGTAGAGTGTGCCAACGCCAAGAGCGCTGCGAAGTTCTGCAACTGTTGTATAAGACATTTGATCTCCTTTCTAAAGACTGGAGGGGTAAAAGGGCATTACCCCTCCAGCGACTTAGTTTGCTGCGATTAAGCAGTCATGTTGAAGCGGCGAACGCCCTTGCCAGACTTGCCCACATAAATTGCGAGGTAGCCGTAGAGTGCGATTTCGAGTTCGCCTGTGGTTAAAATATTTAGGCGAAGTTGTGTCTGTGGAGACTCCCAGCAGTACACAGAACCTGGTGCAACGAGGAATGCTGACTCGTCAACTAGGCCTGATGTTGTGATGTTGTGATCCACGATGAGATCAGTTCCGAGAATGTTTCCACGAACGCTTGAAGCAACTGCTGTTCCTGATGCGTTCTGTGTTGCGCCCTGTGCTGAGTAGAGTGCGCGACCAGTTGTGTCTGCGTAACCTGCAATGGCTGCCCATTGGTCAGTTGATGCGATCAACTTGTTAGCGAAGTCTCCGCCAGTTCCCTTGTAGGCCTTTGCGCCTTCAACAGAGATGAATGACTGCAGACCTGCTGCTGTTGTTGCAACTGATGTTGCTTGAGTTCCGTCTGCTGTGAATGCAGCGATAAGTGCCTTATCTGTTGCTGCTTCGTAGGCTTTACGGAGTTCAGCCATAAGCAATTCCATAAAGCTTGGCGAGCTGCGGTCGATGAGTTCCCAAGAAACGCGGTTGAGCCCGGCGAACTTGTTAATTGAAACTGTGTCATAGGCTGAAGTCATGCCTGTATCAGTAACAGATGCACCTTCGTTAACATCTGCAACTGCTGGTGCTGTGTCTGCTGATGTTGCCTGTGTGTAAAGGCGAGGAACTGTAAAGGACATTCCTGACTCTACAAGTGGCGCACGCGTTACTGCATCGAATGACGGACGGCCTGAGAAGGTGTCTGTGATGAATGAGTTAAGGTGAAGTGGAAGTGTCAAACCTGTGTTAGTTGATGTTGAGTCATCTGCTGCACGAACTGTGCGGCGTGCTTCGTCATCACCTAGAGCAGACTTGATAGATGCTTCTAGATATTGTGCTGATGAAATTGGTGCAATGCGCTCTTTTGCATAAGCCATTGCTGGAACAGTTGCGCGTGCGGCTTCAACAGCCGTTGCCTCAACTTCTGGTGCTGCTACGGTGTCTGGAGTATTTTCCACGACCGCCTCGCTTTCTGGTTGTGTGTTTGGTTCAACAGGGGTTTCTATTTCCTCTGCTGCGATCTCTAGAACCTGAGCAGACTTAAAAGCCGGTTCAGTTACTAGAGAAACTTCTTTTAACTTCGCTGCTGTGACAACTGTGTGTCCAGCGCGAGACGGTGCTGATGCGATGATCTCTGCACCGATAGACAGCCCGCTAACGAGTCCTTCTTGCGCCATAACGAGTGCATCATTGCCACCTGTTGAGCGACTTAGTTTAAAAGTTGCGTAGATGCCGTCTGGTCGGACTGTTGCAGTAACCATGCGCCCGATAGGCTTCTTAACATCATGCTGTGACAGCAATTTGATCTTAGAAGGGTCATCTATCTCGATGCTTCCTGCTTCAAAGACTACGCCGCCAAGATTAGTGTTACCGATTTCGCCTGAACCCATTGGCACGATCTTGCCTGAGATTTCGCGGCGTTCCTCGCTGCATTCAATAGATGCTGCTTCGATGTATAAGGTTTCCATTAACTCATGCCTTCGCTTCCGTTAGGAGTCAGATCCGTCATTTCCATAGCCTGTTCAGTTGTAATAAGTCCGAGAGTTAGCAGCTTCTCAATAACCTGAAGTTCAACCAAAGGATCATCTTTCAAGAAGGTGTCAAACACGCTGAAGCGCACCTCATGTCCTGCTGTGGAGATATCGTCCATTGAGAGGCGTGTCTGGATCGCTTGGATAAAAGGTTCGATGCTTAGTGCATAAAATTGCTTGCGTTCCTCGGTGACATTCGCATAAGTCATTGTGGTGTTCTGATCAGCGCTTAGATAGTAAGCCGGCACATTCATAGCGCGTGCAATTTCAGTCGATAGGTTCTGAATAGCCTCGTTATACATCATGTCTTTAGGTGAGAACTGTGTGGACTGGAACTCTAAAGTAGATGTTAAATAAGCAGTTGAATTATTTTGACGGCTGCGCTTCCAAGCAGCTAAGAGTCCTGAGACTTCTTGCTGTGGTAGGTCTGCGCCTGTGTTCTTTAAGATGCCTGAACTCATTGGAGTTGCAGCAGATATAGATGCTGCTCGGTTGATGTCGATCGCGGCTTGGATAGTTCGACCAGCGCGCTCTAACACGCCTTCATCTAATCCTTGTATGGTTACAATATCGTTCATGCTAATAGGCGCAATATCAACATAATACTGAGTGATCATGATGCCTTCAAGATCAGTTGTATAAGTTACGCGAGAGTTAGCGATCCATTCAAAGGCTGAAGGGCGACCGTCCTCGGCGTAGCGTTCGGTTACACGAAGGTAAGCAACTCCGTAGAACAGCAGCGAGTCCACGATCCAGTTAATTGTTACGAATGAAGGCTGGTTCTTTGATAGTTGGTTAATCCAACGAGGCGGCGCGATAACTTCGCCGGTGCGCTTGTTGTAATACTCTAAAGGGATAGAAGCAACTGTGCCACAGATTAAATTGCGAGCGCGAGCAACAGAAGGAACAGACATTGCATCTTTGCGCGAAGTGCGAAGGGTAAGGTTGCTATAAAGTGAGGGTAAGTTTTCGCCCATTACCTGCGGCGCTGCTTGCGCTTCTACGATTAGTGGCTTGCGCGAAAAGATACCCATAGGGTGCAATTATACACTAGATGTAGGTCATTCGATGTAGATAGCCGCTACCTGTTGTGGTTTCATTAACATCGAGACAACCATTGCCAAGGCGATCGGTGCAGAGATGTCACCAGCCGACTTTCGTTTTACAATTCGCCAAGCAGAGTCATTTACTTTAGCCGCGCAGTTATTCATCTGCTGAATTAGGTTCGCTTGACCATTGTGAACGACTTGGTGAGTTACCAGACCGTTCAGCAAGTCTCCGCACGCCTGATAGAACTGCTGGCCTGAGATGTCTTGCACGATGCAACCAGCATTTGATAATTTGTCGGCGATCGACTGGGTGGCGTATTTGTCGTAGCAGATTTGCCGCGGTCGATACTGGTCTGCCCAAGCCTTTATATCAGCTGCGATCTTTAGGTCATCGACTGAGACTGCGCTCTCCCAAGTCTGCAATATGCCCACGCCGATCTTGCCGTCTGGCAATATCTGGCCTGCAACGAGTGAAGCATTACGCCTTGAAGGCGAAACATCGAAGCCAAAGACTGTGTAACCGCCGGGCGGGATCTGAAGTTCGCTATTGCTAGTCTCCTCAAGAATGCCATGAGGCCAAGGGCTGCTTAGGGAGTCGATCCATTGACACAGCAACTCTGTGCGCGTGTTTTCTATTGGAGAAGTCGCAACGCTCTCCTCAAGAGTCTCTAAAGTTACGAGATAGCCCAGCGCAGGATTAGCCAGCGCCCAAGATTTAGGATCATCTATCTTGCAATACTGTGGCGCTGAGTATTCGTAGAACCCGAAAGATTTAGGCGGGTTATCAAGTGCGCGCTCTCTTAATTGGTTTAGAACTTGGCTGAAAGCATCGCCAGCGTTAGAAGTTAGAAAAGTGTGAGCATTAGGTCTGGCTCTAGTTACTGGCATCGCTGCTCGGTATCCGTCCTCCGACCATTCGCGGATTTCATCGAGGAACAGGGCATCGGCTGAGCGACCACGCGCACCGTCTCTGGTTGCAGCCACAACATCTAGTCTGCGACCGTCTTTCATCTCGATCGACTCTGTGCCGTTCGCGTATCGGATCTGCTTGACCAGCTGCATAAGGTTCTCGTTATTTTCAAAGACTGTGGCTACTTGGCGGAAGGTATCGAGAGCCATTGAGCGATTAGATGAAGCGATGATGATGTTCTTGCTATCCCACTTGATTAGGTGAGCCAAGATAAGCATTCGAGTTAAGTGGGTCTTACCGTTCTGCCGGGCTACCAATAACAGGTTCGTCTTGCGTATCCAGTTGCCCTTCTTGTCCACGCGCAGCATGTCTTTAAGCACGAACTCCTGCCATGGCAATAGCGGCATCTCGATTAAGTTGGCAAGTTCAATTACATCTGCAACCTTAGAAGCGCCCTTTAAGTAAGGGCTGTGAAGCCTTGGCTCGGTTGCCCCTCGTAGCGCTTGTTTCCTTTTGGGTGGCATCGGGTCAATTCTCGACTGGTTTTGCTGTGAACGGACTGTCTTGGTGGATTTTGGACTGTGTCGGAGAGAGGCTGCCAGA